ATGGTGGAGCTACTCTTAAAATAGCAAATGCAATCGCATCAAAAGATCCAAGAGTTAGAGTATTTGATATTAATCCGAAAAGTGGTGGTAATATCGGTGAAGTAAAATGGAGAGCTGCGACTTTATGTCGAGGTTATATTTTAGCAGAATTGGACCATGACGATTATTTAGTACCTACATGCACTGAAGATTTATTTAATGCTTCACAAGCACATAAAGATGCCGGATTCTTTTATACAGATTCAGCAGAAATAGATCAAAATTGGAATTCACTAACATATCCAGATGGATTCGCACTAGGATATGGAAGATATGTTAAAGAAACTGTTCTAGATAAAACATTTAAAGTTGCTGTCTCTTCAAATATAAATCCAAAAACAATCAGGCATATCGTTGGAGTACCAAATCATGTTAGAGCATGGAGGCGAGAAACGTATTTTGAAATTGGTGGACATTGTAGAGATCTTGCAATTGCAGATGATTATGAACTAATTGTAAGAACATTCTTAAAAACGAAAATGGTTAGAATACCTAGACTCGGTTACTTGCAATTTATCTACAACAATGGCAATGTTATGAATTCACATGATTTGGCTAGAAAGGATATTCAAAGAAGAGTTCGTTCTATCGCATGGCATTATAATGAGCAGATTAAAAATAGATTTGAGGAATTAGGCTATAAAGATTGGGCATATGAAGAAAATCCAAATAATCCACTTAATACTCCTAGTAAATTTGGCAAAGAAGAATGCTATGTCAATGAAATATACAAAATATGATTACATTCATAATACCGACTCTATGGAAATCCGACCGTATTTTCAAAACTATTGAAAGTTTTGAAAGTTGCAAAAACATGGATGCTGAGCTTATTATTATCGACAATGCGCAGAAAGGATATTCAAGCAAGGATTATAGAGTTACAGTTATTAAACCAAAATCAAACATATTTGTCAATCCTTCTTGGTCAATAGGCGTAACACTTGCACAGAACAAATACGTTTGCCTACTTAATGATGATATATCGATTAACATTGATTTTTTGGTAAGAAAGTTCAACACGTTGATCCAAAAAGATTCTAATTTTGGAATGATTGGTCTCTACAAAGATAATCTTTTAAATTCTGAAATTAATACGTTCAATGATTTTATAGAATTGACTGAAATAAATGATAGAGGATATGGTTTTGGTTGTATGATGATTCTTAAAAAAGAGAATTATATAAAAATACCAGATTGTTTTAAGATATTTTTTGGAGATGATTATCTATATTTCTATAACAAAGACCTCATGAAACGAAAAATATATTGGATCCAAGGACTTAAAACACCAGGTGAAGTTTCAGTAACCAGTAAAGAATTTGAGGATTCTCACATGCAACAAGAACATACGTTCTGGGATCAAGAGATTCAAACCCTAATTAACAAAAATAAATAATATATGAACTTTCAAAACATCTTTACAAAACCTGAGAATGATCCTCAGAATTATTACTGGTTCGATAAGGGATTTACCGAACAAGAATTAACTAAAATTTATAATGACGTGGATTTAATTCCATTTGAGCAAGCTACAATTATCGGAGGAGAATCAACTAATGTCGATAAAAAGGTACGTAGTTCTAGCATTAAATGGATTCCTCAAACACAAGAATGGGCATGGCTTTATGATAAATTAATGGCCATGGCAATTGAGGCTAATGACCATACCTGGGGATTTGATTTAATTGCAGCACCAGAAGCAATTCAATATACAGAATATTACGATGTTGCAGGTGGACATTATACATGGCATCAAGATTTAGGAACTGGAATGGCATCTAAAAGAAAAGTTTCTATAACAGTTCAGCTTTCGGATGGCGGCGAATACGAGGGCGGCGATTTAGAAATTTGGGGAGGTGGAGATTGGATTCGACAAGCCCCAAGAGGACGTGGTAATGTTGTAGTTTTTCCGTCATATATGATGCATCGAGTTACTCCCGTTACTAAAGGAACTAGAAGATCTTTCGTTCTTTGGGTAGGCGGAGAACATTACAAATAATATATAGTACATGAAGTCACTATTAACATTTGAACAATTTGTATCTGAAGCCATTGTAAAAGATGAGTTTAAAAAGGTATGCATTACTAGAAGAAAAGATTTAGAAGATTCTTTTATAACTGGTGATGAATATCATACTCCTGAATATTGGTGTATTTTAACTAGAGATATGGATGTTGTTGATGTTCCAAAAGGACTTCCTGTACTTAATTATGATCGTGGTACTTTAGAGCAACTTTTAGAAAAAGGAGCTATTCGTCCCGATCAGATTTATAATAAGATCGAGGCTAGAAAAAATATATCATCAAAGTCAGCATTCTATGAAATGCATCAGGATAGTAACTATATTATACCTAGCGTTACAGATCCAAGCGAAGTAAAGGATCTTAATTTTCCTATTGTTGCTAAGCCTGATAATGAGCATAGCGGATTAGGAATCGTTGTTTTTAAAGATGAAGAAGATTTTGATTCTGCTGATTTAAGCAAATTCACTTCATTTTCTGAAAAAATAGATATTGCAGAAGAACATAGATACTGGTTATGGAGAGGAGAGTTGATCCAATGGGCTCAAAGAGTTCCGTTAGATGATGAAACTGCTGATATTTCTAAAAAAGATCCAGAAAAAGAAACTAATTTTTCATATATCTGTAAAGATATTAAGAACATTAAACCAGAACATTTAAAGGTTTTAAGATATTTTTCAGATGCCCATTCAGATTTAGACTTTTATGCAATTGATTTAGCTGAAACTAAGGATGGTAAAGTTTATGTTTTTGAAATGAACTCGGAACCAGGTGCATTATTTGGTATCATGTCTATTTTATATCAAAAGATCTATGAGGATTATTATGAAACTGAATTGTCTCAAGATACTGTAGATCTTTTAAAGAAATTTAAAGAGGAAGATACAGCACAGAATACAAAACAGAATCCAGCTTGGAAAGTAGAGAAATAATGGGGTACCCTAATAACAAATGCATGGTTTTAACCATATATGTACACCATATGCTCGTCGACGAGCTTTTTGATTTTTTAAATGATAGGGTAGAAATTCCACCTCAATATTGGTTTTCAGAGACCGATGCTCCATATTCTATTTCAGGAGGTTATATAGCAATTCATTTAACATACGACCAATATGTTAAGGTTCGTCAGTCTAGAACCTGGTCAGATCCATTTGAGCAGTTGGATTAAACTTTCTTAAGATTACTCATATAATCTTAAAATCTTTCACAAAAATTTTACCGTGTCGATTTTTTTGTTTATATTTACATAAACAATTAGAAATTATGGCAAAGAAACCTAAAGAAATCCAAATCGTTAACGTTAAGAATCCCAAAGAAGGCAAGTTCTATGAATTTGTTTGGGCTAAAATGACAACATATCAAGGCGAATGTGTTGGTGTTAATGAAAATTTAACAAAAACATATGGTGTTAAGTGGTACTCATTCCATGTACCAGCAAGCGACAACGATACTAAGCGAATGGGTCGACCTTATTGGATTTACTCATGTTCTATATTTGATATAATTAAAGAGGTAGACAGTATTACTAAAACTAAATATGAATAATGTATAATCAAGAAGAAATTAAAGGAATGCTTTTTATTGATATTGAGACGACCTCTGGGTTTGAAACATATCAAGAAGCTATTAGCAATATTCCATCTCTCAAAAGTTTTTGGGAAAGAAAGGCTAAATTTATCAGAGATGAGGACGTTGAATTAAAGAATCTATCTGATGATGAGATTTATTATCAAAAAGCATCTCTTTCTGCTGAATGGGGTAGAATTGTGTGTATCTCAGTTGGTCAAGTTAAATTCGATGAAGAAGGAAATCCATTCATGCAAAAGAAATCATTTTATGGTACCGATGAGAAGGATCTACTTTCAGAATTTATTGAATTCATGAAGATTGTATTTTTTAAGGCGCCTGGAATCAAATTAGTTGGACATAATATTAAAGGATTTGATATTCCATATATCATCAAAAAAAGTATTGTTCATGGGCTAGATCTACCTAAACAACTTCATTTACATAAAATGAAACCATGGGAAAACTGTTTAATTGATACATATGAGGTATGGAAAGCCGGTGGCTGGAGTAGCGCAGCTCTTGCTCATATTTGTCTTCTTTTAGGTATTAAAAATCCAAAAGATGAAATGTCGGCTGGAGAAGTCGGTGCGGCATATTGGGCTGGTAGAATTGAAGATATTAAAAATTATTGTGAAGAGGATATTGAGGCAGCCGGAAGTCTAGTTTTAAGATTTGCCAATATGTCACCAATTAGAAACTCAGATTTTTAAAAATATGACAATTTGGCATAAAAATCAAATTGGCATACTTTTTGTACATATATTAGTAATGGCATAAGCCAGAAACCAAAAATATAATAAATTATGTTTACAACAAGAGGAACTTCATTTGACAAAGTAGTAGAAAAAATGTTCGACAATATTAGCGAACCAATCTGGAAAACAACCTGGATTTCAACAGATCAATTCAAAGATTATTATGTTGAAAACAACACCCTTCATTTAGCAGTACCTGGATTTGAAACAGATGAATTGAGTATTGAAGTTGAAGGTATGGATCTTGTAATTTCTGCTGAAATCGATGAGAAAGCTTCTAACAAGTTTAAAAAATCATTTGTTAGAAAATTTACACTAGGTTCTGATGTTGATGTTGATAATTTAAAAGCGTCACATGCTAATGGAATATTGAGTGTTGCATTTTCTAAAAAGACAGAAGTTAAAAAAGTAAAAATTTTTTAAAAAAGTTTTTCCGTTTGAATTTTTTTGTTTATATTTACATATCATAAAACAAATAGATATGTTTAACAACGAAGATTTAGAAAACGAGTTCACGGAAGAACATGATGAACTAGAACAAATTATGAAATCAAACGAAATTAAAGGTGTTTATCACGACGTAGTCGATCAATTAGTTCGAGCAAACTTTAAAAATATCGAAGTAAATGGTATTGACATTGAGAGAATGAAGCTAATCAACCTCAACAATACTCAACTAATCGACACTTTAGAGTTCATGTTAAGTTGGTTCGTCGAAACTGAGGAATACGAAAAATGTACGATATTACAAAAATATCTGACTGATCTTAAGGAGGCATAAGCCTCCTTTTTTATTATGATACATATTGTATAATTAATTTTAAAACTATGACAGATAAAGAACTTATTTCAGCTTTAACAGCATTAACGGCTCAGGTAAAAAGAGTTGCTGATGCAATGGAGCGTGAACAAAAGAAATCTATCGTTGAACAGCGCAAAGAAGCGTTAAAAGCAGAAAAGAATGAGTTATTATCAAACCTTAGGGGTTCAAGAAACGGCGACACCGGAAGAAATTAAGGCTGCTTATCGGCGATTGGCAAAAGATTTGCACCCTGATAGAAATCCAAATGACTCATCTGCTAAAGATAAATTTCAAAAAGTACAAGAAGCGTACGAGACGTTAGGTAACGTTGACAAAAGAAGCGTGTATGATTCTACTAGAAAATTTAGTGGATTTAATAGCTTTAATCTAAATGATTTATTCAGCCAATGGAATGGAAATTGGGGTGACAGTTTTGACCGAAATTATAAACAAAACGCAGCAGGCTCCGATGTTAGAATTAACGCAACATTCACATTAGAAGAAGCATATTACGGTTGTTCTAAGAACTTTGATTTAAATTTTGATAAAGTCAAAGTTGATTTTGTTAGAGGTTTGCAGAACGGAATGGTTTTAAAGGTATATGGCAGAGGATCTTACAACCCATATAATACAGCTGCGCCTAGAGGCGATTTAATTATTAACATATTGATTAATCCGGACGAAAGAATTGTAGTTCAAGGGTCTGACATGTGGATTGATCACTATTTACCTTTCTATGATTTAATATTAGGTATCGATGTCAATATTGAAACTCCATTTGGAAAATATAAAATAAATATACCACCTAAGACCACTAGCGGTAGAGTATTGAGAATTCCTGGAAAGGGAATGCCAATATACCGAGAAAATACCTTTGGTAATTTATTTGTTAAGGTCCATGGCGATTTTTCATCGATAACGGATGAACAAATGGAAATAATAAGAAAAATTAAAGAATTAGAATGATAGAAGATGCTGAATTTTCAATGGACGAGGATTCTCTTAGATTTTTTAATTCAGTAAGAAATCTACCTAGAGAGAAGATGATGGATCTTGTTTATAAAGCTATAATAAATAGAAAACAAGATGCATTAAATAGTACATCATCCAAAGAAGAAAAACTAGAGGCAATTACATTTATTATTAGCTGGTTTGAGGCTAGAGAAGAATATGAAAAATGTAATGAACTTAAAAAAATAATACAAGAGATAAAATGATTATAGTTGAAGTTAAAAACGGAAATATCGAACAGGCTTTAAAAAAGTATAAAACCAAAGTTGTTAAAACAAAACAAATTAATCAATTACGAGATCGTAAAGAATTTGTCAAACCATCTGTTACTAGAAGAGATGAGGTTAGAAAGGCAACTTATATTCAAAAGTTAAAAACTGACTCAGAAAAAGAATCATAAAATACCATAGTATCTCACCGTATTGCCGATATTCCGGTTAATATATACCATAAGAATGGTTATCACTGAGTACATGAGTCAAATTTCAAATCGAGAAAAGGATGATATTATGAGGTCAAGTTACTACACTTTGACCCGCAACTTTACAAAAACTGTAAATCGCTTCGTTGTGTTTCAAGAAGGTAAGGATCTTATTGAAATCCCACATGGCTTAGGTCAACGATCTAAATTTATAGATTTATTAATTGAATACTTCGAAAAGAAGGAAGAGTACGAGAAGTGCGATACTCTATTAAAGTTAAAATCACTAGTCAAAATGGCTGGAGACTAAATACAAAAACAAATATGGCTACAAGAAAAGATCGAGCATCAGCACAAACAACAGAATCGGCACTTAGCAAAGTCTATCTAAAAGATACACAAGCTAAATATGTTGAAACAATTCTTAAAAATCAAATTACATTCTGTCACGGTCCGGCAGGAACTTCTAAAACTTTTTCGGCAATGTATGCCGCATTAAAACTCTACAAAGAAAAGAAAATCAAGAAAATCATCTTAACAAAACCAATACAAGAAGCTGGTGAAAAGTTAGGTTTCTTACCTGGAACAATTGATGAAAAGATAGCTCCATATATCAAATCATTTACCTCAAATATTGAAAAAATTGTTGGTTTTACAGAAGCTCACAATATTATGGGCAGAGGTGTTATTGAATTTCAACCTCTAGCTTATATGAGAGGAGATACATTTGATGATGCAATTATGATTCTTGACGAAGCTCAAAATGCCGACTACAAACAGCTAATGTTATTTATTACAAGAATGGGTAATGATAGTAAAGTTGTTATTGCGGGTGATGTTAGCCAATATGATATTGAAAAGAGTAAGGTATCGCTACCGGCATTTATCGACCTGATGAAAGACGTGAAAGGGGTTGGTGTCCATACCTTTGGTGATGAAGATATTGTACGTGCTGAAATCTTACAAGAGATTGTACGCCGATATGAGAAATGGAAGTACGACAATAACAAATAGAATTTACTAATAAACTTTTAATAAAAAGCCCATATAAGTATTAAGTTAAACTAACTAATATTTGTATGGGCTTTAAAAGGTTTTATAAGATTACTAAATTAAAGATTACTAGGGTTTTAGATTCTAATTTATCAAACGGAAGTTCTAAGATGAATTCTGAAATTTCAAAGATCTATGCAATCGTCAGGGCAATGTGTAAAAACAAAGGCACGAAATTCTTAATAGCCCCTGTAAGTGGAAC